TTAGTTTTCTAACGGATTAAGCTCGACGGCCTGTATTAAGTGCTCTGGCGCGAAGTGAGCATAAGCCATAGTTTGGTCTATCTTCTTGTGACCTAAAATACGCTGTAATACCAGAATGTCGCCACCATTCATCATAAAGTGGCTAGCAAAGGTATGTCGAAAAACGTGAGTGGCTTGCCCTTCCGGTACATGATTTGGTAATGATCGTCTTACACATTTCCAAGCGGAGTGGTAAGTAACATCGAATATGGCGTGCCCACTTGCTGAACTCCCTAGTATCTCTTCATATAAAGCAGGAGAAATAGGAACTGATCGATTCTTCTTACCTTTCGTTTCAGTGTAGGTCAGTTTGTATCTTGTTAATTGAGAACGTTTGAGGGAAAGAGCTTCCCCTATACGGCACCCAGTAGCCAAACAGATTTTAGCTGCAGTGTAAATTTGCTTTGCTGAAAGGCTGCTATCAGCGGCTATAGCACTAAGAACGGCAGGTATTTGTTCTTTTGTTAAGTAGCTAAGTTCTTTCTCGGTACTTTTGACAAGTTCAATATCCGCTAATGGGTTCGGCAGCTTCCATAAGTCATACTTTATTAGCCGACTGAACATAGCACGCAAGGTTTTTAGCTCGATGTTATGGGTAGCGGCTGAGATAGTAATATTTGGACGGCTAGGATGATGACTAACTCGATTAGCGCGATAGGCCAAATAGTCTTTTTTCGTGAATAGTCGCGTTAAGGGGTTATTTAGCATTGCGATCGTTTTGGCCATAACATCATATGAGTTCTGACCCGTTTTTACCGTGTGGCCATGAACCTCCCACCAGGTATCGAGCAAATCTTTTAGCCTACGGTTATCTGCTTTTTCTCCTAACCATGGCTTGTCGTCGATCTCATTCATAGTGAAACGTTCAAAAGCCGCAGCCTCGCCCTTAGTCGCAAAGCGCCTTCGAATACGTTTACCATCGCGGCCGTTTGGGTAGCATTCGCATATCCATGGTTTGTTAGAGCCGTCTTTTAAATTGCGGATAGACATAATAAAGCTTAAAATAACTGTATGTCCATACAGTGTAAGTCGGACTGAAACGTAGAACAATGTTTTAAATTGAGATTAAGGCACATGTTTACTTTTTAAGATTCTGGTTTTAGAAAAGGCTAATTAGGTTCGCTATGTTTCAATCAATTCAGGTTAGCTCTGGCTATAGCATATTCAGAATGAACGGTGATGGGCCGCTAGGGATGAACCCAAAAAATGATGGGTCGGTGGATGCGCTTCTTAAGCGAGGAAGTCGATTTACCGCGCCGTTCGGTGGCTTTATTGAGGCTAAAAATATTATCGGTTTGAAGAAGGTGAAGCTCGTCGATATTAAGTATTTATGCACAGATGAAGAAGCTGACGTGATTGAATACGTGATACAAAAAGATCACTATGTAGTAGGAACATGCAGAGAGAACAAGCTCTATATCTTGTTGTTTGAAGGAAAACCAAAACACCATCAGATGAAAGGCTTAGACCTAGATGGCAAGAACAATGTATTTGGTTTATTTTGACGAAACACCAGGCTAGCTGAACGTATAATTCACCTTCCATCATCAAATATCAATATTGGAGCTACAGTATTAATAACGTCATATCAGTACCCATATTTGCCTTTGCTCTTTATCTAGGGTTGTACTTGCCTGACTTAGATTTGAAATTGATGAGCGTTTTACATCACCGCTCTATCGTGACCCATAGTCTATTACTCCCATTGCTACTGCTGTTTGTTAAATCAAACGTCACTAAGCCTTTTGTTGCCGGGTTGTGTGCAGGGATAAGTATTCATTTAGCGGCTGACTTATTGTCGCCAATGAAAGGGTTTGCGCTTGTTTACTTACCTGCTCCCATCAAATCATCTATTGGTGCATGGCAATCTTTTGTTTGGTTAGGGTTAAACGCATTGGCAGGGTTATATCTAGCAGGACGTTTTACTACTTTTCACCGATTCGTGGTTCCAGGTGTATTTGCCATCGCTTCGCTGTGGTACGCCTTCTACAATGAGCAAAATATTTTTGTACTCATACCTACAGCGATAATTATGTTGTGTTGCTTTCGATGGTCTAAAAGTTAAAAAACAAAGCCCAAGTAGTTAAAGTTAACAGTTGATGTTCATTTTAACTTATTGATGCTAAAGGCTATTGAGAGGGTTTTATATATACAGTTAGTATGTGTTAGGTTAATCTCCAATTAATCTTTGACGCGTAAAAATGGTTGAGTGGAAGTATGGCTGACATATCGTTTGGGAAAATTACTGGCTATGAGGAAGGGCATTTATTTGATGGCCGTAGAACAATGATGGAAGACAGTTTCCATCGTAAATGGGCGGCTGGAATAGACTCAACCAGAGGGCTAGGTGCTTCTGCTATAGTGCTATCAAGTGGGTATGTCGACGATGTTGATTACGGTGATGAAATTATTTATACCGGCGCTGGTGGAAATAAAGACGGTAAACAAATTGCAGACCAAACCTGGGATAACTTAGGTAATGAGGGCCTTGTGACTAGTATGAACATGGGAATCCCAGTTCGTGTTATCAGAGGACATCAGCATAAGTCTGACTACTCACCTAAAAAAGGGTACCGATACGGTGGCTTATACAGTGTGACGGAGGCCTGGAGCGAACAGGGCAAGCATGGTTTTGCTATTTGTCGTTTTCGTTTGGAATACTGTGGAGACTATACCGAACCTTTGCCAACCGGAGTTGACCCATCAAATGGCAGAAAGCGCACATACACAACCAGTACGGTTATAAGGCTAGTTAGGGATAGTGCATTAGCGTTGGAAATTAAAAAACTCTATAACTTCGAATGCCAAGTTTGTGGGTTTGCTTTACCTGTAAAAGGTGGAGTTTACGCAGAAGGTGCACACATTAAGCCTGTAGGTAAGCCCCATGAAGGGCCAGACCAAAAGAATAATATTTTATGCTTGTGCCCTAACCATCATGCGATGTTTGATAAAGGAAGCTTAGCGATTTCGGATGATTTCGATTTGTTAGGTGAGGTAGAAGGGAAGCTTAATATTTGTCACGAAGTCGATAAAGAGTTTTTAGCGTATCACCGGAAAATTCATAATCTAGGCTAAATTGATTGGACCCTGGAAATGGATGTACCTTTACTCGATTACTTCAGTTAAAAAGCCCTAAAAAGGGCCTTGTAATATATTAAAAACGAATTTATGGATGGTCATTAGTCTGGTTGAGGGACATGCATATTGCAAACAATATGATAAACCTGGATATCGCGGCCACTTCGACTATATATTCCTCTGCCGATTCTTAAGTCGGTGTAGTTGCTAATGTCTTTACCAGTGTCAACAAAGCTAATTTGAGGGATGCTACCTCTGAAATTACTGTGTTCATTAATGTTCTCCATGTAAGAAACATAGTTGTCCCAAAAATTACCAAAATTAGCCGCTTCACAATAAGTAATGAGGTAATTAATCTCTAACCCAACGAAGTCATAATCGTTTAGTAATTTATCAAGATGATCTGCAATGTTGGTGTTTTTATCTCCACACGAGCTTTCTCTCAGTGCTTCGACGATTGCTAATGGTCTATTCGTTTTGGTAGCTTTTATCAATATATCTAGGGAACCAGGGTTCTTTCTGCTTTTTGTGATTCCTGCTCTAGCTTGCTCATCTACACCAAAGTTAAAGTTTTCTAGTGCTACTGACAATTCATCATTGTGAAAATCCTCAAGCTTAATTGAGGTTTTCTTTTTCATCATTGCACACAACTTATCAATCAGTTTCGATAGAATACAAGGAGGGGAAGTGTCATTATGACCTTTAATAAGCTCTAAAGTTTCACTTTTATCTTTGATTTCAATATTATATTCATCAATTTTAAGAGCATGTTCTTCAAGAAGGCTATCATCTGCGGCTAATAACACCTTCTGTGCTCCTGTATAAGCATTAGCCAATATATTGATATTTAGGTTGTCTGTCGGGGTATGTGTAATCGGTACTTTTTTTACTTTTATATGATAGTGATCAGCAAGTAATGAAAGCATCGTTGACATATAATCATTTGATGTAGATAAAGCGGCTTTCTTATACGTATCGAATAAAATGTTATCTCTATCTACAAGTAGTTTATAGGGCGTGTTTGGGTTGGATATATACATTAATGCTGCAGAATAGCAAGTAGAATCCGCTTTCTCTATACAACTAGGGCAAATGGTCAACTTCATCATTTACCCCTGATGCTTCATAAACTCGATTGTATCTTCTATATCATTTTCTTTAAAATCTTTAGGCCATTCGAATGCACCTGTAGGGCTAATATCTATAGTTTTAATTTTAGCTCCTGACTTTTTATCTTTTCTTTTCTCAATAAAATGAATATCAACATTTTCATATGATACTCCAATACGATTATCAGAGTTATTTTCAGCCATTCTTCGTCTTAATCGCTTTAATAAAGCCTCACTGTGTGTTTCAATCAAAAAATATTTTTCAGTGTCGTTTATTTGTTCGATAAAAAAATCAGCTAAAGCAGATTGCATCTTAGGGTGGATATGTATTTCAGGTTGTTCAATGATAGTTAGTGATCTTGGTGCAGCCATTACTGATTGTAAAATAACCGGAAGTATTTGCGATACACCAAAGCCAACGTCTGTTATGTCTAAATCTAACCCACTATCCTTAATTTTAATTGAATGAATAATGTGAGTTATATCATTTACATCGACCTCTAAATCAAACTTTTTCATCCATTTATTAACATCTTTTTTAAGATCAGGTTTGTCGTTCAATATCTCTAATAATTGCTTTCCGCTATTAGATATGTTTGCTTGATTCTCCTGTTTATTGTCCATCAAAAAATATCGCTCGGGAGTAAATCTTAATGGACTTACATGGTTTATATTTCTACTCGAAAATTCCCTTTGAATTTTTTGGCTAACATCTCCAAATGTATAAGCTAAGAAAAAAAGTGGACCATACTCAGTTAACTTTTCTCTTATCATTCTAGGGGAGGTCATATTCTGATAGAGCCTAACCTTTGGTAAACCAATGGCAAACCCCTGAAAGGAGATAACTTCTTTTATTCTTCTTTTTGATTTATCAATAGAACTAGTGTCAATAATATTACTTGTTATTTTTGTATGAGAACGTTTGGTTTTATTATTCCATAAATCAAGTTGTATGAAATTAGAAGATGAATCTAGCCTGACACTATCAACACATAACCCTTTATTACGAGATGATATAGTATAGGAGAGAGAATCGATGGTTTTTATAGTGGATAACTGAGTAAATAATTTTACAGCATGTTCAATATTTTTTAGATTGTTAGATATTTTCAAGCCTTTATCAATGGTGCTTTCGTCTAAATCGAAAAGCACTTTTTCTTGAAATTCTATTTCTGATAGTTCTAAGTTTTTTTCTTCTAAGTTATCTTTATTTCTATTTACATAGTTAATTGCACTTAGTGCCATTTTTATTGTCTTTTCAAACTTATAAACGATAGATTCAATATAGTTTTCATCTGATGTTCGAGTTGTTTTTCGAAGAATACTACTAGCTTCAAATATTATTGATTTATAGTGGTTTGTTCTTGGTTTTTCAATATCATGTAGTAGTTGGTATGTGTCTCGAATGGAATCTTCTAACACACTTGAAGCTGAAGCTAATGCCCTTCTAATTAGGGGAGCGGTATCCAAACTATCTAGATTGAATTTTAATGTTATAGCGGACCTTTCATCTTGATTGAAAAATATGTTTTTAATATCTCCCAAATCAGCTAATTCACCATATGTGATTAGAAAATCATCTTTGCTTCGGGGTATGTTTGATGATTGAGACAACATTAGCAATAACTTTATTAAGCTACTCTTCCCTGAACTATTTGTTCCTAGAAGAATCGAAATCGGTGATAAGTTTATTTTTCCACTTTTGAATGCTTTATAGTTGTTGAATTCAACACTTTTTATTATTCTTTTCATTTATTATTAGCCATTTTTATAATTAATAGATTTCTGACAAGTTCACTTTATACATTAAAAATTAGTGTCAACTACACCTTCTCCAACACTACAGCTACACGCCCAACAACTTTGATGTCTTCTTCAGACACTTCCATGGTGGTATCACCAAATGCGATTGCTAACTTGTTTGGTAAGCGCTGAATTGAGTTGATAGACAGACGGCCATCTATGTTTATCAGATACTTTCCACTTACTGCGTCGTTTTGCGACTGATCCACTAAGTAACGCGCTTGGTTGGTTTCAACCTCAATGGTCGCTAGCTCGTTCAAATCCCACCCGTTAAACATACGCTTTGCGTAGGGCATATCACCTGTAGGCATTAGCTTTCCATTCTCTAGGTTGTAGCTTTTCAAAATCACAGTCCCGTGTTGTGGGCTAGAGATGCTGTCAGCTTCTTGTGCTGGAATTCTGGGTGTTGCTGATGGGTGGAATGGAAGTTTTGCTCGCTCCTCTTCAGAAAGAGCAAGTTCTTCAATAGGTATCCCTAGGGCTAAATGAAGCCTAACCATTAATTCATGTGAAGTTCGGTTATGGGTATTCCAAGTACTTATTAGCGACGTTTTCAAATCTAATAAGTCAGCCATATCTTTTTGATTTTTACTCTTTGTTAGGATTTTTAGATTTTCTGTGAAATCAGAACCTAACAAATAGTTATAAGCAGGTATTTTTTTATTCTTTAAATTAGACAAGATGCCACCCAAAAGTAAAAAATAATCCACACTCGTGGATATTTTACCTTTTGGTAATTGAAATCCGTTGAAAATGGATCAATAATCTTTCTCGTACTCAGGTTCACCCGCCGACCAAAGCTGCATGAACCTGAATGTGTTTGAACTAACGAGCAAGGATACCACTATGCTAACCATCAGCCCAGTCATACCCGCCCCTTTCGTGACCTACGAAGAGTACTCCCGCATCTCTGGCTTGCCTTTGGGCACCATCAAAGACTATGTATCACAAGGAAAAATCCTCGTTAAGGAAAAAGGGAAAGCCAAAGGAAGAGCCTTTGTAAACATGATTGCCATGCATGAACTTGCGGCTCGTGAAGCGAAAGATCTGCTTGGCTAAATCTTTTGTTCTTCCTTCTTGATAACTGCCCAAATACCCAAGTCTGTTTACCTTTTGGCTATTGATTAAGTTGTCATTTGTATATCCCTTTCTTATAGAGATTGTTAAACATGGATGAACAAATCGCTATGTGCGTATTACGTGAGCGCAAACAAAAGGTATTTGACGAAGTATGCCATGCGTTTCGAGCCACTGAGAATATGACAGAGATTGCCAAGCAGGCGGGTATTAGCCCAACCATGCTGCGCAATAAGTTAAACCCAGAGCAACCGCATGTGCTTAGCCCTGTTGAGCTTTTACTAATCACCAAAGCGAGCGGCAACCACACGTTAGTTAACAGCCTTTTGCTTGACCTCGGCGTTGTGACTGTGGGGTTTGATATGGAAGGAAACGAAGAACAAACGTTAGCCGCAAGAGCACTAGCCAATTCTATTTATTCGGGTGACCTAGCCCAACAAGCACTAGACCTTGGCGGCACAACGCGTTTAACCCGAACGCATAAACAAAATCTTATCAAAACAGCACAAAGTGGAATTTCAAACCTTGTGCATTTAATTACCGACCTTGAAAACCGCACAACTGGCGTAACCCCGTTCTTGAGTATGGGGGTCGACTTTATCGCCAACGGTGCACCAATCCCAGGCTTAAGTTAGAGGGCATTTTATGCAAACCAATCAATCAATTGTTATCCAAGTTAACACGTTAGATGAAGCGCTAAATCTTGAAAATGCAGCGGCACTGAATATTGGCAAGTACACGCAAAACCCGGTTGAGGGGCAAGAAAACTTACAAAGTGCGCTTGTTCGTATGTGGCGTGATGTTCACAAACAGGCAGGTGAGGTAATCGATAACCTGAAAGTCAGCGAGAAGGGGGCAGTATGAAAAGATTGCTCAAAAAAGTCTCGTTAGATGAAGACACGGTGCTTATATATGAAGGTGGTTTTGTTGATGGTGTTAAAGCTGCAGAAGCCTATTTTGAAGGGCTTCAAGGTTGGGGTGTTTCTATGCATTTCCCTTTGTTCAAATTGGATGATTTTGAACAGAACCAAGTTCAGGTTCGTGCGTTTCTTCATCTCGCTAAAGAGAAACTCGGGATGGAGGCAGAACCATGCAATACGTACTTCACCCACAACTAATTTTTTAGGAGCAATGACGTCATGAGTAATCTCGAAAATCACCTTTTTGAACAATCATTCGAACTCATTGCACAGCGCTTTAGTTCAAGTAGCACAACGCAACAGCATGAATTGCTATGCCAATTAGATGCAATTGCTAAGAAGCAAACACCCATTGAAACACATCGTTCTCAAGCTGATGTATTAGCCGATATTAAAAAGGCAATGGACGGTGAACGTGCTCGTTTGTTTTTCGGGAATTCATTTCCTAGTTGGTATCGCAACGGTTCGATCGAACAAGTTTCACAGCTTCACCACTGGACGAGCTTAGATATGGGTAACCGCCACCTGTTTCTTGAAATGCTTGGTCTACGTGACTTAGGCCATTTTGATGATGAAGCGTTATATCAATTCGAACAGTTTTGTTTGTCAGCTGTGGGAGCGAACTGATGCTGAGTTATATAGCGGTAACTTTGAACAGCGGTGGCGGCGTAGTTCGTCACGCTGAAACCAATGAAGTAATGAACCTTCACTTAGGCGAGTTTGAAACGCCAAAACTGGCTATTGAGTCAGCATGCGAAGCATTGAACTGCGAACACGTTATGAATGGCGTGATCATAAAAGGCAATCACACTGGCGGTCACATGATTATGGACACACAGGAGTTTAGCGAATTATGAGTTTTTACAAGCAAGCGCAAAAACAAGCAGTAGCGATAAAAATTGGTGATCGCTTCTTCTGTGGTTTTGGGAAGAAGCAACGAGTTCAAACGGCTTGGAGTCTTGCAGGGGCAAACCTGTATTTAAGTGTTTATGACGGCAAAGTAAAAGAGATTCTCGCTAAGTTAGAAGAAAAGAAGAAGAAACCAGAAGTGATATTTGTTGAGGTGGCAGCATGAGTGATGTGACTTTTAGACCGGCTAAATCGACGGCTGATTTGCCTATTACTTCTCCAATACATAAGCCCTGTCCTGATATGGCGGGAATGGAGAATCCAGATCCAAAGAAACGAGAGCGAGCGCGCTTTTTAGTGTCGAAGTTGCGCGAAAAACACGGCATTAAAAAGCGTGTTAAGGGCAACTCTCAGCCAATGAATTATGTGTGTAGTGAAAACGGGTGCGCTGAACCTTGGGGCTCGGTAAGTAATGAGAATCCAGGGGATGTGAAACAGTAAGCGATGAAGATTGAAACTCTGTACCATGTGGCCGGAGCCGTCCGGCCTATTGATGAAGTTAAAATTGCTAATGCCAGCTATGAAGCTGGTTTTTTAGGTTCCAAAATTCCTCACTACACAGAATACGAGCAACAATTACTCGATTCTGGCGTAGTTAAATCTCTTCCTATTTACGACCGTGTTTTTAATCAAAAATCAAAACACGTAACAGATGTTAAGTTAGCAACTGAACATTTCAAAAGGCTAAATTCAAACTCCAAACCCGACCGCGAAGCGGCGGCCGAAAGGCCGGAGACACTAGGCTTGTCCAAGGGCGCAAAAGTCCGACACGAGAAAAAGCGCTTAAAGTTGGCTCGAATCAACAAGCGTGTGAAGGTTATTGGGCAACCCATTGGTACCAAGACAGAGCTTGATAGCCGAATGGGCCATGAAAGCTATGATGCGTTATACGCAAGTACAGAGCGAAATACCGCGCGAGTTTTACCACTGAAGCATGAGAAAAGGCCCCCTTTCGAAAGGAAGCTCTCCCCTATCTCTCTTCAACTGCAAAAACGAGACTGGTCTGGGCAAATGCGCGCTCAAATTGTTACCCAGACGCCTGCAGGAAATGCACCCGAGGCTAATTCGGGTACTCGTTATACGGAAAAGCTAACACCAAAGAGCGTTTCTAACATGTTCGAGAGCGGTGCATATGTTGCTCAATGCCATGAAGGGTTTACTACATTTCTAACTTTGACTTTTACACCGGCACAACGTCACGCCATTTTTGGCGCAATGGACGAAGGCATCGATGCTGACGGCCCATTTACTCCAGTAGAGTTTGAACGAGATACCGGTGATCTTATTCCTGGCAAAGATGGCCTGTATACACAGTTACCCAAACAACCATTCAAAATCATTAAACCACTCGATACCAGTATTGGGCGCGAAACTTCCCGCTTTCTCGATGGCAGCAAAAAGATGTTTCACCGCGGTTGGTACACTGAGGATGGTGACTACGTTCCTGGGCAATTCAAAGCGAAGCCTTCACCCTTTGGCCCTGATAGAGAGAAAGCTGATTTCCATTATATGTGGGTAGCCGAAAGCCCAATGAATGAAGATGGCGAACCCAACCCGCACGTTCACTTGTTGTTGAAATGGACGGTCGATAAAAAGCATTTCAAAGACTGGGCTAAACGTTTGGAGTCGCTATGGGGTCATGGCATGGCTCACATCGAAAGAATTAGACAGCCGAAAGCAGCCAGCACTTATCTCATCAAAGCGGTTGGTTACGCGGCCAAAGGTAACAATGCTGACCAAGGTTTGATTAAGGGGAATCGTTACAGCATAGCAAGAGTCTCACGCGCACCAAGTTGGGAAACTCTCGCATCATTCGAAGCTGACAATATCACTGCTGTTATCCGTGAATTGGGTTACAAGCTTGAGCAGTGGAAAAAGCCTTTACTACGAACTATCTCACGTATCAATAAGCAGAAAGCTCAAACCGTGAAAGCATCGAGTATCGCCAAGCAACAAGGCAAGCCTGAAGATCACCTGAAAAAACTGCAGTCGCGAATTATTCGCTTAGAACACGCGGCCAAGAAAACCACGCAAGAAATGAAGTCACGCCAAATGCATGCTTCTAGTGGTAACCGGTTCTCGATAACTTTTGACGGCGACGAAGCCAAAGAACGAATGGATAACTTCTTGATGTGGGCAGCTGGTGCCAGAGGTTGGTCGATGACTTGTCGTGATATCGATTGTAGCGATTTAAAGCAAGAAGCAGATGAAACTTATCAAGCGCAATATCACCACTTCTTAGAACGGCGGGCTTATTGGCGATCGGTTCTTGGCGAACCTTACATACCCGAAGAACCCAATGAGGATGAAGTGAGTTATTGGCAAAGTGCCAAAGCGGATTATTTAGAAGGGAGATTACAAGAATGCTAGTGACATGCCCAAAATGTGAAAGCAAAACTCGTATTGCGACCTCGCGTTCCATCAGTTCAGAAACGCGAGAGCTGTACTGCCAATGTTTAAACCTAAATTGCGGGAAAGTGTTTGTAGCGCATACGTCGTTTTCACACTTCATCGAACCGACAGGCGAAAAGCCAAGCTCAGAGCTACAGCCCGAGCTGTGCAAAGGTGATGTGAACCAGATGGATATCTTTGAAGCGACTGGTAATCTTACGAATAAATAAAACTCTATGTTATAAAACAACTTGAACACCCCAACATACATGCTCGCATTTACATCACTAAACAAAGTATTTACTCGAAAAAACAATAAGTGATTGATAACATGAGCTTAATACATTCAAAAGGTTCTGACTTAAATGAATTGCATGCAGAAATGGTCACTCAATGGTTTTTTAGCTGAAATGAAACGCATACACGAGACTATGCCTGATAGACGATTTGTCTTTATCTTGGGTGCTGGAGCCTCTATAGAGTCTAATGTCAAAGGGGCAGCTAGCCTAGCTGAAGAGTGGATGCGAATCATGTTCAATCGAGAACAAAAAGCACCTGTTCTTGAATTTGAACAGTGGTTAGAGAGTAACCCATTAAAAATCGAGAATCATTGGGACAAATCTAATTTAGCAGCCTGTTATCCTGAAATTTTTGAAAAGTGTTTCGAAGGTGATCATGAGTCGGGATACGCTGAATTAGAAAAAGCCATAGACAACCGCAGCCCTAGTTTTGGTTACGCTGTCTTAGCTTGGGTACTTGCTCAAGAGAGACACAATATGGTGATAACAACTAATTTCGATAATTTAGTAGCTGACTCACTATATATATACGGAAGTAAGACCCCTCATGTTATTGGTCACGAGTCTCTCGCTGGCTACTTGAAACCAATGGCCCGACGCCCAATGATTGCGAAGATACATAGAGATTTGTTTACCGACCCCATAAATGATGCCAATGGCGTTTCTGAACTTCATTCGCAATGGAGTGATGCTCTAAAAAATATCTTCCGCTTTTATACTCCCATTTTTATTGGATATGGTGGTAACGATGGCAGTCTAATGAACTTTCTTGGCGAGTTAGATACGCAAGATATTAGCGGGCGTCCCTTCTGGTGCTATTACGAAAACGGTGGAGTGCCAAACGAACAAATTATCAAACTCTTGAAAAAGCATCAGGGTGTTTTGGTTCCCGCTCCAGGTTTTGACCAATTAATGTTAGAAATAGGCTCAGCTTGGGGATACAACAGACGAAAGCAAAAAGCGGCAGTAGAAAAGCATACTAAGCGCATGCTTGGTACTTTGGATGAAAAAGCCAAAGCTATTTATAACGATAGCCCAGAAGAAGTGAAAATTATCTTGCGTGATAACGATTCAGGTGAAGCTAGAGATTGGCTAGATTGGGACTTTGAAGCTTCAGAGCGTGAATCAAACGGCGAAAAAATAGCCGTTTATGAAAAAGCATTAAAAGCATTACCTACATCCTCTGAACTTCTTATGAACCTTGGTATCGTTTATATGCACACAGGACAATTTGATAAAGCTAAGAGCTACTACTATGAGGCTTTGGAATTAGCCCCTGACGATATTGATATTAAGTGCAATCTTGTACACACATTATTGATGTCGGGGTCTGTGGATGAAGGGCTAGCTATGTCAGAAAGCACTTTACAACTCAAACCAAACAATCTCAATGCGATCTCTGCTCACGCAATTGCACTTCTTTCTAAAAGTACGCTTGATGAAAAAGATAAATCGAATGAAATAACGCTAAAGAAGGCGGAACAAGCGTTACTTAAAGTTCTATCTTTAGGAGCAAATAGACCTTCAGACCTTAATAATTATGCTTACTTTTTAAGACTTACTGGGGAATATGAAAAAGCTAAGGAAAACATTGACAAGGCGATAGAACTTGATCAGACAAAGTTCTACTTTTACGAAACTTTAGCTGAAATACTATGGAAGACAAAGGATTTTGATGGTGCATTAAATGCACTAGACAAAGCCCGTCAACTTAACCCTGACAGTCCCTATGGAAAAGAGCTCAGGTTGAATATTACAAATGAAATGTCACTACTCTCAAAAAAATAATAGCTATAAAAATGATAAAAAAGCGCGGATTGCTTTAATCATATAAACGCACAAAAACGATCTCAGACGATCTCTAAATCTCCTATCTAAAACAGCCCTCGGTGTAGATACATCGAGGGCTGTGTTCCAATACAACTACCGAAATGAAATGCGGTTCTAAGATCGCATAATTGCAGTGTGGAATTTTGGTGTGGAGGGGAGGGTGAGTCCGAACAGGGCCTGAGCGTCCAACTCCATTACTCATTTTATTCTCGCTGCCTAATTCTGATTTTCTTCTGTAGTTGGTGGCTTTTTGATGTGGGAACGACAGTACGAGCACGCTAGATGGAATGGGCTTAAGCTCAACATCCTCTCGACCGCCTTTGATGGTGGTAAGCGCTTGCAAGTGAGCGAAATCCCCTATGCGAACCTACCACACATCAAAGTCATGGGAACAAAAGCCCGTACCTACACGATTGAAGTTGTGTTCGTTGGTCCCAGTTCTCTGGCCGATGCCAATGTCCTCATTGAAAACCTAGAAGCAAAACCAACGGGCGAGCTAGAACATCCTTGGTTGGGTGAACTGCCGCTTGTCTTTGAAGACGTATCCCAGAGCATCAGTACCAAGAAAGGCTTAGTCACGCTGAGCCTGAAGTTTGCTCGCGCTGGCTCTTCCCCTTCAATCACTGCACCGACTTCCGTTCGTACAAAAACGCAGGCCAACATAGTTGAGAGCTTGTCGAAACGTTCTTTCGTGAAAGAAGTAAACGGCTTGGATGTATCGGATATTCACAGGGTTCAGAGTGATGTCACCAGCGCATTGAACGTGTTGGTAGACATCACCAACCGTTTGAACCTTGAAGATGAAAACCTTCAAGACATTAACGACGCCATCAATAAAGCATTCTCGGCAGTGAGTAGCCTCAGCACCAACCCAACTGAGTTCGCTGATCTGTTTTCTACGTCAGTGGATGCGGTAGCCGATGGTGTTCAAGCTGAGCCAAGCTCAAGCAATGAAGCGGTAGACAACTCGCGTAGTGCTCAAGCTTTGCTGTTAAATGAAGTCAAACCGGACACGCCAACTCAGCACCACAATGTGCAAATGGTGACGGGAGCAGTGAAGATGAACAAAGACATCACACACCTAGAGAAAGGCGACCGCTTTGATATTACCCAGTCGGATAAGCAGCCTGAAACCATTAAGAATGATCTGTCTACTTTGATTGTCGGTATCGATGAGCGTATCAAAGAGACCACCCAAGTATCGACGCTTGAAAGCATTGAGTTGTTCGACGCAGTCACGACATTGAAAAGCAATGTGAAGGTTCAGCAAGATAAAGTCGTCAGCGGTACCGCGTCCCATAGGATAGTGCAGTCACCACGCTTTCAATCTGCACTGACGATTGCGCACGATGAGTTCACTCAAGAAAAAGTCATCACCAAAATGAATGCACTGCAGCACCCGCTCTTCATTCGTGGTGACATTGCCGTGAGGGATGTGTCATGAACACGCTAACGATGCACATTGATGGCAAGCCACGTGCCTTCTATCAAGCGAATCTCAACTACTCCATTGAACAGCTGGCCCACACGTTCAGTTGCTCAATTGAACCTATGAGTATTGAAAGCCCGTTATCGGTCGAGTTCTTCCTTAACGACAAGTCGATTCTGATTGGTCAGATTGATGGTGTGGATTCCAATACCGATTCAAGCGCTCACGCTGTTTCCATTTCTGGCCGCTCGAAGAGTGCCAACATGATTGATTCACGCATCACGATGGATGCACTTTATAACTTGAACGTCGAAGAGCTACTTCGCCATATCGCCAGGCCATTTGGTTTGAAAGTTAAAAGCCTGGTGAAGAGTATGCCGGTCATCCCTGAATTTCAGATAAATGCCGAATCACCCGTAGAGAACGTGGCGCAGCTCATTCGAGAGCAAGGTTTTATGTTGGTTGAGCGCAATGGCGTGTTGATCATTGAAAACACCGCGCATGCAATTATCAGCAACATCGGTCTAGAAACGGGCAACAACATCGACAGCCTGAACATCAAACGCACCTTCAATCAGCAATTTCACACCATTGATGTGCAAGGCCAGTGGGATGACGCAAGCGCACAGGTCATCAATCCAAACGTCGATAGCTCACGCACCATGGTGATCACCTGTGACCAATTGCAAATCCGTGAAGCTTGCTTGTCTCGTGCTAAATATGAGCGCAACCTCGCCATTGCTCAAAGCCTGACAGCATCAAGCACGATTGCTGACATATTCCTTGAGTTGGCCATTGATGGATTAAACCGAGTGATTCGAGTCGCTGACCAAGAGCAAAGCTTCAGTGAGATGTTGGTGATCAAGTCGCTTGGCCTATCAGTGTCTGAAAGCTCTACAGAAACATCGGTTGAGCTTTTTAGGCCGTTTAAGGAGCAAAGCTATGTCTAGTGCTCTGCAGCAGCAACAGCGATTAATGGCCAGAATCAAAAACGTAATTGGTACCGGCACTGTCACAGGGGCAACCACAGGTCGGCTACAAATCAAAACCGCGACAGGCCGAACCAACGACAAGATAAAACGCGTGCACAACTACGGGTTTATGAGCCGTCCATTACCAGGGTCGAAAACTTACAACCTGTTCATTGGTGGAACCACATCTCGCGGCATTACCGTGAACGTAGAAGACGAACGTCACCAAATAGATTTGCAGCCTGGTGAAGTCGCGATACTTGACGACAAAGGCAACCTTGTTCATTTCACGCAGCAAGGCATCAAGATAAACGCCTGCGCAAAATTAGAAGTGATATCGGCGCAAGAAACCACAGTGAACGCAACGGCTGTGAACGTTACCGCACCTAAATCCACGTTTTCCGGTGATGTAGAAATCGGCGGTAATCTGAAAGTCACCAAGAACGCTGATGTCACCGGTTCTGTGGGTGGCACGTCCGGTACGTTCGGCGGTGTCAAAGTTGAAAAGCATGACCACGACTACACCGACGATGGGACAACAAGAACTACCAAGGGGCCAAATAAAGGATGAGTCATTTCAACTTAACCGCCCTGACAGCGCCGCTCAGCTCTACAGAGGGATTAACCCAGGCCGTTCTGCAGAGTGTTTATAACTACGCCGAATCCACTCAAAACGATCGCGCCCGTATGGCAAGCAATAAGCGTGGCGGCACTTGGAGCAATGAGTTGATAAACGTGGTCGGCTCTCGTGATTGGACGCTCAAGCGAGCAAAGCTGACAGACGAAACGCTCAGCCTCGCTAAACGGTTTTGTGAAGAGTCGCTCGCTTGGCTCATTACAGACGGCCACGCTAAAGCGGTTGAGGTTTCAGTATGGCGAGAGAAGCCAAATCAGATGGGTCGCAATGTGATGATCACCTTAGCCGATGGCTCTCAGTTTGATGTTCTACTTTCAAAGGTTAACCAATGAGTACACAACGAAGCCTAGACAGTTTAATTGCACGCGCAGAAGCTAATCTGGTATCTACTACAGGGCAAAACAACCCCGCAACCAAAGCGATAGCCGCTGCCATTGCAGGCGTCAGCTATGGACAATATGGTTATCAAGACTTGCTTTTTAGGCAACTGCATCCAGAGACCTGCTCTGAAGAGTGGTTATACCTACACGCTAATCGCCATAAAGCCCCTCGACTGCTGCCCACGTTCGCAACGGGCCGAGTACAGTTCACTGAACTTGGCGGCGCGGTGGTGATCAAAAAAGGCACCCGTTTAACACATGCCAATCACGAATACGAAACCACCAAAGAACAATACAGTAACGTCCCCGTTGATGTCATTGCACTTGAATCTGGCGTAGATAGTAATCTTTCCGAAGGCGCAGTACTTACGTTAAGCGAAGGGCTGAGCGGTATTGATCCAAACCATGTGCTTTCACTTGGCATTGGCGGAGGCGCCAATATTGAAGAGCTAGAGCACTGGCGAGCGCGTGTCATCGTTGCATTTGAAAAAAACGAGCTGATTGGCAAAGCGGTGGATTATGAAGTGTGGGCCGTATCGGCTCACTCGGATGTGGATTTTGCTTGGGCGCTTGATAACACCCCACAGCGAGGCATGGTTGAAGTGTATATAGGTGCGCGAGAAAACGACCCAACGTTAAGCGGTGAAGTGGTCAAGTTAGTGCAAGACACCTTTGAGGACAATCGACTCGCAGGTTGTCACCCATTGGCTCACCTACCAGCGCAAGTCCCAATCAATATCGAGATCCAAGGTATTGAAGACCAAGTGGTGCGAGACGATGTGGTCACTGCACTCGAAAACTTAGTGAAAGAGAAAATGGGCAACATCGACCCGACAACCCAAAAGCCGGAATCCATCACCAACACCGAAATTGTTTTAACTATCTCTACCGTGACCAACAACTTTATTGTTCGCTCTCCGGTTGGAGAAGTCGCCATTAACAACAATCAGATACATGTATTAGGAGGTGTGACGTGGACACCTCCGACTTAATTATTGAATACAGTGCCGGTGATTTTGAAGGCGCCTATCGAGGGTTATTACCCAAAGGCGAATATTGGCAAGACACCGAGAACCTAGAGCTTGCCAGCACCATTAAAGGTATTGCCAAAGACTTCAAGCAAACCCATGACGAGATTGAACTGTCGCTGCTAACGGAGTTTGAAGAGCAACAATTTGGTTGGAAAGTGTCGGACTATCAAAGTTTGTTAAACACTACAGCTGGCCAGCAAAGTGGAATGGTGTTTGATGAGGTCAGCGAACCCAATCTTATTTATGGCTCTTTGTACGATTCATTTAGGCACTTGAGCATTCAAGCGTGGCAAGCTTTTGAAAAGTACCGCTTACCACACACTGAAGTGTCTTGGGTGTATCACTCAGCTTTTATTGCTCACCACCAAATGGCGAACTATCGACATATTAGAAACCTGCACAAATACGAGGTAACACAATGAGTTTATTGATTACTGATGCGGGTATCGCGGCTTCAATTCGAGCTGGCGAGCTTGGCATTAGTTACAAAATAGCAGAAATCAGTATTGGCACTGAGGGCTATACGCCTACAGCAGACCAAATCAACCTACGCAATGAAGTACAACGCAAAGCCATTACTCGCGGAGAGGTTGCGGCGTTAGGTCGACTGCATTTCGAAACCGTGTGGGATGGAGCTGAAGCCTTCGAAGGTAAGGAGCTCGGTTATTGGCTCGATGACGGAACCCTTTTCGCCGTTGATAGCCGCGATGGTGAAGTCATTACTTATAAACAGAAAGATACGGTTGTTATTGAGGCCTGTGAACTTAATCTTGCTGCATCAACCATTGATAACATCACCGTGGCATTGCTTGAGGCATACAGTGCGACTGAGGAGCGTTCGGGAGTTGCAATGATTGCAACACAGTCCGATGCTGAAAGTGGTTCCGATGATGAAAAGATAATGACACCGCTAAAAGTCGGTAAGTGGTGGGACAAAATTACGTCGTTAGCTCAAACGATTTCAGGTGTGTGGAACTTTACAGGTGAGCTCAAAGAAAAAGGTGGACGAGTATTCAGCCCCAATAACCGGAACATCAGTAGTAGCACGACCTCAACAAGTTCAACGATTTACGCCAGCGCTAAAGCCATCAAAACAGTAAAAGACCTGTTAACAGGGCACCAAAATAAGTTTAAGACAGGACGTTACTCCAATACGAACGTGAACAACTCTTGGTTTAATGGCAATGTTGGTGCGGATACCTCTATTGAATATGGTTATTGGTATGTATGGGTAACCACAACCCCTTCCGCTATTACCGTCACTTTTGAGTTAAGGCTGTCGTCATTCAGTCAATTAGGTAACCATGACTCAGGCATGAATATCGAAGTTGAATGGCAAGCATTGAATTCAGCCTTTTCCGCTGCGGGAGTCGATGGGTGGGCTTACAGCACCAGAGGGACGGGGCTTGCTTATACGTCAAATGGAACCTCAGACCAAACGGCGATGCCTTTTCGTATCGTTCCTAATGGAAGCAATAAAGCACTGCAACTCTACAGCCCTCAATTGGATTTTCGAGATGTGAATAATAATTACCCTACGGTTACCAGCATGATTTTATACGGAGAAGTTACCCTCCAAAATCCACGTTTTAAGTAGAGTATCAATATGACGGCAACCAAGATTAACACCCCTTACTGGGACCACGAGTGCAACGAGTTCATTGTCCAGGATGAAGCCTTTTTACTGCCAAGTAAGCACACTTTTAATGAGCCTCCTTTTAGTGTTGAGGGATTTCATCGAGTTCTCATTGATAGTACATGGCATCAAATACCTGAATGCAAAGCCTATGCTAAAGACAGAATTCGCCCTGACTTTTGGACCTATGAGTTGGCAGCAATTCCAAGCTCTCATACGTTTATTAAGCCGGGCCCTTACGATACTTGGCGCTATGAGACTAACTCTTGGCAATACAGTGAGGCGCTCCAGCGGCCAAACAAAACAGAGTGTGAATTGGATTGGAGAAATCTACTGTTGGTAAAGGTGCTCGATCGTATAGACCAATACGAAAAAGATCAGAGCTACCCATCGGGGTTACGAACGTCCCCATTTACTATCGAGCAATACAATTTATTGCTCTTAGACCGCAAGTTACTCAGTGACTACCCGAATGTCGAAGGTTTCCCGTTTTGTGAGCGGCCAACGCTATCAGGACTTGCTACTTAACCTTATCAAACCCAGCTCCGATGCTGGGTTTTCTCTTTCTGCTATCTGAACTTCTATATCTCGACACTAGAAATGCCATCAGTCCTCTTTAAAACTCAACGAGATACACTGCTTATGGGGGAACTAATCATCTAGCCATAAGAGAGAAACCAATGAATGAATCAGAGGCAAAGGCACTCGTCGTATCACTACTCGATGTCACTGGCCTAAAGAAAATCTTCGCTTCCATTAGTGCAACCCTAATCAGTTTTGGCGTGAATGACGTACTCCAAGTTTTGTCTGTAGCGGTCGGTATTGGTGCAGGCATCATGGCTATTCGCCACTACGCTATTGCAACCAAACTCAGCCAAGCGCAGTTGGACAAGTTGAACTCAAAAAAAGAGGGTTCAGCATGAGCATAAAAACCAAAGCAGTACAGACTGTGGTGTGCTCTGTTGCCTCCGTTCTTGCCATTGTTTTTACCATTGATTCAGAGCTTACTACCAGTGAGCAAGGCCTCAGCCATGTCGCAAATGAAGAAGGTTGCATACTCAAACCCTACCAATGCAGTGCCGATGTTTGGACTGCGGGGCTTGGACATACAAAAAGCGTTACACCCGAGATGATGTTCACCGAGCTACAAGCGGCTGAGTATTTTGTTGAAGATATCTCAGCTGCCGAACAAGTGGTAAACAAACACATTACCCAAACAGCTAACCAGGGCGAATACGACATGATGGTGAGCTTTGTCTTTAATCTTGGCGCTGGCAATTTCACGCGCTCTACCTTACTGAAGAAGTTTAACCAAGGTGATCATCAAGGCGCTTGTAACGAGTACCCAAGATGGGTGTTTGTGAATGGTAAAGACTGCCGACTCAAGCAAAGCAACTGTGCCGGCATTCCTAAACGCAGAACCAAAGAAAAAGACGTTTGTTTGAGTGGATGGTGATCATGTTAAACCAATATCTAACTTTGTTTAAAGCCATCGCCTGTGCTGCCGTTCTTAGCGGTGTTGCTTATTGTTCGTATGACTACGGCGTAACCACCACTGAGGTGAAAGCCTTAAAAGCGCAAAATGTCCTATGGGACAAAGTAGAGCAAAAACAAAACGAGGCTTTTCAGCTCGCCGTGAAGCTTGCGAACCAAAAGCCTGATATTCGAATTGAATTTCGAGAGATAGAAAAAGAGGTGATCAAGTATGCTCAAAAGAACAATAATAAGCAGTGCGTTGTTAATGATGCTGAATGGATGCACATCCGCGCCCAATCAGTGCGAGCGCATAATCGAGCAATCGGTATTCAGCAACCCTCCACCGTCCCTGATGGTACCGCCAAAACCGCTACAGGTTACGAGCGAGACGCCGAAGTCTTAGACGAAGATGTAGCAAACCTGCAAACCTGTGCTGAAAATGCTCAGAAGCTTTTATCACTACAAACTTGGATAAGAGCGCAGCTTCAACACAGGCTGCAGTAAAGGCGAATCAGCTTATACTCGATACTAAGCCGCATCCAAACTTTTATATTCTTTAGGGGTGATGACCTGCTGCCCCACAACATCATTCAACTCTTGCATCATATCAATGAGCGGTAGCAGTTCGTTCTTGTGGAACAGCCAATCGACCTTGTTCAAATCGAGTGACGTAATACTCTCACGTCGAATGCTCATCAACTCGATTGGCACACGGTGAACCGAAAGCACCTCGTTCATGGTTTGGTTCTTCACTTCTTTGTAAGAGTCTTTGGCCTCCACCTGACCAATTGGTTTGAGCTCTGGGGCTTTGGTGTCCTTACCTTTGGCATTCACAAACAAGTTTTTAAACGCCATCCCTTCTTGAGCTTGCAGCTGCTTCTTAATGGCCTTTTCTTGTTTCTCTGTCATGGTTGGCTCATTCATATACAACAAGTAACCAGCATGGTTACCGTTACGGTAGTACTGACGACGAAACAAGGTGGCATCATCGTTCAGCCAGATAGACGTCAAAGAGCTAATGTGACTCGGCAAACCATACAGCTCTTGAGCAACGTCATAATCACCCAAATAGAACACTTGGTTAGGTTTGTAATTAATACGCCCTTCATCATCGTAAGCTCTTGGTTTATACGTCCAACCCAAGTCTTCACGCCTACGCATGTAAAGTGTCGGTAAGTGCTTGAGCTTAACGACTTCGCCTAAACCTCTGTAATCACGAATCACCTGAAGGTGAGCACCGCCAAAAGTGAGGTAGTCTTGAATAAAGCGCTTTGCATCTTGGCGTGAGAGTAATCCACTCAGCGCAATGGCATGCATTAACGTATTGCGCTTAAACTCAATCGCACTCGAATGCATCGGGTTCGTGCGCAGTGCCTTGGCTAATGTATCGAGTGCAATCGGGGGTTCGTATAAACCATCAACCAACGCCACTTCTAAATAGCTGAGAATGTCGCTGTTCATCACGCTCACGGGGTTAGAAAATTCAATCTCTATCACTTGGCCTCTCCAATAATTAGGCTAGAAGAACTCGACACTGGTGTTGGTGTCATTGTTTATATCAATCGGCTCCCAACGCATCACATGCATCGAAGCCCAGGCTAAATCCGCATGAGAGCCAATTTTGCTGCGGTTGGAAACAAAGGTAATTTGGTTACTCACCTTGGTGGTTTGCTGGCGAATCATTAAGAACGAGTGAACGAGATCATCCCATTCCGCTTCAAACTGTAAGCGGCCACTGTTAATGATTTCTCTCGACTTATAGGCCATCAGTCGTTTCACTTCGGGTGAGTAATCCAGCTCGACCAGAGCTGGGTAAAACTTACGAACCAGCTCAGCGGTAGCCGAGCCTACACCACTGGTATCCATGGCCATGTACACTACATTGTATTTCTCAGTAATGCCGCGAATGGTGTCAGCCTGTTGCTCATAACTGGAGCCTTTAAGGCGAACCCGCTCAATAAATCGGAACACGCCGCCTTTACGTCTAGGCTTTAACGCCACCACTAAGCCTGCATCATCCGAGCTTTCACCCGTACCGCCACCTCTTGGGTCATAACCGACTAAAACTTCTGCATTACCTACTGGCCTTGCTTTCTCGTGGTCGACATCTTTCCAAAGTGAACTGTCTGCCTTACACGCCAGTAGTGCTTTCAGTGAGAAGAATGAAGCGCTGTCGTCCAAAAACTTACAACGCAATAGATTGTCGAAAATCTCTTTAACTGGATATTTACGCTTGAGCTTATCCATGTTGAAGAAGGTCGCGCCTTTCTTAATCGCATCATCCACAGTGATCATTTGACGGAAGATAAAATCAACACCCAAAGCGCCGGCTTTTAGCGCCTTGTGGCTTATATCAATGCCGTGCTCTTTCTTGCCTTGCCATTTTGGGTAGGCTTCATGGGCCATGGTGGAAGGTGTTGAAATGTAAGTGGTGCGGAACTGCGATTGCATCGACATACCGCCCGCGTAATTATCTAAATCCGCAAAGCCTGGGATCCAGAACACCTCATCCCAATACATGTGGCCGTTAAAACCTTGAGAGGTCGCTACGTTAGTGGACATAAAACCAAGGTTCGCGCCGTTGCTGAGCTCGATGTCGTCCTTACCTTTTAGGTCAACGTCGCCAATCTCTAGCGCAAACTTACGAATGTAGTTTTTGAAGATATAAGACTGCTTTTTCGACGCAGAGATAAACACCTGGTTGTCGCCAGTCAGCACCGCATCTTCAAACGCTTCAAAGGCAAAATAGAACGTAAGACCAATCTGGCGCGACTTAAGATAAAAGCGCACTTCATTGATCTCATCGTTTTGCTTGTGGCCGTGAATGTCCTTTTGGTATTCGAAGAAGGTTTTCTCGCGATATTCGTCCAACATATCTTTGGTGATGTGGGATACATCGTTCTTCGTCTTATTTGGCTTGCGACCACGCTTATTCTCGCCATCGTTTCGGCTAGCTGGTCGGTTGCGCCTTTGCTCAGCTTCATCACGTTTAAATTGCTGTTCGAGCAACATCTTGAGCTCACGCTCTTGGCTCTCAAGTTTTTGGTCAACCCACATCAAGTAAGCAATGCGCTGTCTCATCATTAATTCGACGGGCGCGTCATCCCTCAGCGTTTTCCAATCAAACTGAGTGATCCATTTTTGAACCGTACGAGTGGCCACACTAACCGATTCTGCAATTTCAGCAGGCTTACGTTGGCGTAAAAACAGTCCCAAAGCTTTCGTTTGGTCGGCGGTATAGAGCGGTTCGCTAACAACATTATTTTCCATGTTTGCATAGTGCTACAGCGCTTGTGATTACTCAGCTTGAACGATTTCTATATCAAGCGTTTAGAACTAGGACAAATACAAAAAGGCGGAGGCATTGGGTAAATTGGAATCATCGAATTTAGGAGAGTTTAGGCATGTTCCAATCAGAGCTAATTTGTATTTTACAGGCAGGAGCAACCATTGATGGTCGAATCATTGAGCAAAAAATCATTGATGAGATTGCAGAAACTTATAGCCCAGACGTTTATACAGCTCGAATTAATGCAGACCATTACCCGTGGAGCAGCAAGTACGGCTCTGTCCTCTCTGTCGAAAAGAAAGAAGACAAGCTATTCGCAGTACTGAAACCAAACTCAATGCTTTTGCGTATGGCTGAGCAGGGGCAGCTTTTACATACCTCATGTGAGTTCTATGAAAAGTTTGCAGATACAGGGAAAGCCTATCTGACCGGATTGGCCCTGACTGATGAGCCTGCATCGTTAGGTACGACCCAGATTAAGCTGTCGGCTAACAGCAAAGATAAAGCGTGCGTGCCAACGAGCTTTCAAATCGCTCCTGAACAATTATCGCAAAGCACCGAGGAAGAAACCTCGATGTTCCATACATTTAAGCGCTGGCTTAAGGGCGAAGATGAACTTGAGCAGCTCTCACAACAACAGGAAGAAGACGACATGAGTAAAGAATTTGAAGAGCTACTCAAGCAAAGCATTGAGCAAGGTAAAGAAAATCAGCAACAACTCAGCCAGTTAAATGAGCAAGTTGAAAAGTTAAACACCAATGGTAAGCCGCCCGAGCAACCCGATGAACCTGAAGACAGTACGGATGTCACCGAGCTCAAAGACCAGGTAGAGACTTTGTCTTCACAGGTAGAAAACCTAACTGGCCAAATTGAAAAGTTCAGTAAGTTAACCGATGAAGAGCAGCGCAAGTTAGCCGGCGAAGGTAATGACGAAGAGCGCTACTTATAGGCTTCGACACGCCCTCAACCCATAACGAATTGAATTAGGTAAGAACATGCAAAAGCAGACCAAAATAAAACTCAGTGCCTACGTGAAAGCTGTGGCAGCGCAAAACGATGTGGATGATGCAACCGAGAAGTTTAATGTGAGCCCGAATGGCACTCAGCGCATTATCGCGGCTATCCGTGAAAGCAACTGGTTCCTAGGCAAAATCAACATCATCTCAGTGAAAAATCAAAAAGGTGAATCCATTGGTCTTGGCGCTACGGGCATGATTGCCAGTCGTACCGATACATCGGGCTCGGGCAAACGCACACCGAAAGATCACTCAAGCATGGGGGCGATGCCTTACATGTGTGAGCAAACGAACTTTGATACCGCGCTTCGTTACACAAAACTGGACGCGTGGGCGCACCATAAAAACTTCAACGCCTTGATCAGTAAAGCAACCCGAGAGCAGATTGACGCCAATAAAATCACCATTGGTTGGTATGGCGTAAGTGTCGCTAAAAATACCGATGCTAGCGCTAATCCGAACGGTGAAGATGTGAATAAAGGTTGGTTCCAAGCCATGCGTGATCATAACGAAAATCGCTTAATTACCACGGGACAAAAAGCGGATGGTGAAATTCGTATCGGTGAAGGTGGTGACTTCATCAACCTAGACCTAGCCGTGCTTGAAACGAAAAACCTACTGCATGACGCCTGTGAAAACGATTCAAACCTTGTCGCCATCATCGGCTCTGATCTGCTCGCTTATGACAAAGCCAAGTTCTACGAAGCACACGGTAATACGCCAAGCGAAAAAGGCAAAATCCAAGAGCTGCAAGTCATCGGTACTTATGGCGGTCTGCCTGCAGTGAAAGTACCAGGCTTCCCTTCGACGGGCATCATGGTGACCAGTTACGACAACTTATCCATCTACATTCAAGAAGGTTCAGTTCGCCGCTCTACAGGTAAGAAGAACGACGAAAAAGACCAAATTGAAAACTTTGAGTCGATGAACATGGCTTACGTGATCGAAGAAGTTGGCAAAGCCGCAGCCATTGAATTCAAAAACGTGAAGCTTTGGATTAACGGTGCTTGGCATTAAGCCAACCGCTAGAAACTAACACCCCCTCAATGCAGGCTCTATTGCTGTTTCAGGTGCGCTTTGGTGCTAACTGTTATTCGCGATTGTCGGCCTGCATTCCCTAACCCTGTAAGGATACATCATGGAATTTGTCGGTGATAAAAACGAGCTCTATGAATCTGAGTTGCCAGCCACGGCTAAATATCCAGTACTAAAGATTTCAGAGTTTCAGTCTCTGTTCCATTTCCAAAGTAATGAAACAGAGGCAGGTATTCTGCATCACGCTACGGTGTCACGCATCAAAGTGCATTCTGAACTTAAAGACACCTTAACCCCCTTTGCTAGTTTGACGGAGTTATCTCAAGAACGCTTTGGTAATGATGACTCGGCCGAAACACTTTATAAGCAGGCCGTATTCGCACTAACCGCCGCTCAACTAATCAGTGTGCAAATGAGTGGTGACACCACCGCCGAAGCGGCAGACAGACAAGAAGCGCTCACCAGTAAGAAAGAAGAGTGCGAAGTGCAGTACCGCCAAGCCATAGACATGTTGATTCACGCAGAAGAAACCTACTGCTTTGAGAGGGTGTAATGAAAGCGCTGCAAAGCTTAACTGACCTATTCAAAAGCCATGTGACCGATGCGGCCAAAATGGATGTGTGGGCGGAAGATGGCGCCCTATTTTGTGGTCAGGGTGCGGATGTCGATGGGTTTGAAATTGAGTATACCGCCATCGTTTTCTTGCAAAGCGCCAAGCTAGAGCCGCAAGTGTTGTTTATGCAATTAGTCAGCTGGCTCAACAAGTACGACCCAGAGCGAGCGGAAAAAGGCTTGCCCATGCCGACGTTCGCGCTAGAGCCTCTCGACAAAGGTGCGTTTGATCTCAAGCTGAAAATTGATATTCGTGAAGAGTTCGACCTTCAAGAAAACGAACAAGGCAATTGGAAGCAAGGTGATACCCGTTATGAATGTGTCAGTGGATTTGAAGCGCGAGCCGATGAAGACCAACTCGGTAAATTGGTCTACTTTGTCGGCCACTTAGATGATTTGCCATGAGTGAATTAACCCTCGCGACGCCTGAGCAACTGACTCAAGTTGTGGAAAGTTTGGTGCTGACGGCCAGTGATAAGTTTGAACTGAACAAACGGATGGCCAACCGCGCAAGACAATTCTTTCGTCAGCAAATTCGAGCTCAGCGAGATATAGACAATAACCCGTACCAAAGCCGAACGCGGCGAAAGGCAACCCAACTATGGGATGGCACTCAAGCGCAGAACACCGTGAACAATAAAAACATGTTGCTGGGTTTTGGCAAGGCGTTAAGAACTCATGTGACAGAAGAGAGCTTTGAGGTTGGCCTAAAAGGCATCGCAGGTCGCATTGGCCAAGAACACAACCAAGGCGCTCAAGTGTCGTTTACGACTCGCGTTAATGGTCACTACAACAGTAAAACAGGTCAATGGACAGGTGGCGTGAAAACCAAACGCAATTACCAAATGCCCAAACGAACCTTCATTGGTTGGACGCCTGCTCTAGAGCGAGAGTTACTCGCCATGGCAGCGGAACACTTTGCACTAGAGGATGCAGCGTAATGGATAAACAAGAAGTCGAGAAAACCGCGCTACCCACTTTCAAAATTAAGCCAGCGACAACAAGTTTGATCGTGAAAGACCCCACAACCCGAGAGCCACTGAAAGCGGCAGGTGAAGATAAACCTCGTAACGCTTACTGGCTACGTCGACTCGCTGAAAAAAGTATCGTGGTCATCGATAAAACAGCCAAGCCCACAGCCCAAAAGGAAACTAAATAATGAGTATTGGTTTTGCTGAAGTACCAAGCACCGCTCGCGTTCCCGGTGTCTACATTGAAATTGACAATAGCCTGGCAAACAGCGCAGAAGACTTGCAAGTTGTCTTGGCGATCGGTAATGCGGTTAGTGACGCAACGGTCGCGCCCAACAAAATCACGCTTTGTATGGATGAGACGATTGCTGCAGCTTCGTTTGGTGCCAATAGCGACATAGTGGAAATGATCACCTATTTCCGTAAGCAAGATAAAACCATGCCTATCTTTGCGGTCAGTGTTGAAGATAGTGATACCGCAAGCGCCTTAGCCGCATTGGGGGATGTTCAATATCACCACATCATGTGTTCATTGAACGACAGCACCACCATTCGTGAGTTAGGGACTTTTCTTGAAGAGCGATATGGCGCATTAGAGCAAGTACCAGGCATCGCGTATCTACCCAAGAAAGGCACACACGCAGAGCTCATCACCTTTGCACCAACAAGCAACTGCGCGTTAATCAACTTTCTGCCCATCAATAACTTGGGTGACTCTGCAGAAGCGCCACTGTCTGACGCGGCAGCGATTGGCGCATGGGTTGGTCAAATCGCCCCCTCACTGGCTATCGACCCTTGTAGACCCCTGCAAACGCTCAAGTTGAACGGTGTTTACTCACTGGCAGCACAAGAATGGGACTGGGCTGAACGTAACCTCTTTTTGTATGAAGGGTTAAGTACCTACACGGTGAACTCAGCGAATGAAGTGTTAGTCGAGCGCGCCGTTACCGCTTACACGGAAAACGCAGCTGGCGTAACGGACAACAGTTACCTTGATGTCATGACACCGGCAACCGCCATGTATTTTCGTCAGAAACAGCGTTCATTGATCTTAAGTGTCTACCCTCGCCACAAGGTAGCGAAAGACGGAACCAAGTTCGCCAAAGGTCAGCCGATTGTGACGCCGACCATGTTCAAAGCCAAGCTGTTGACCTTGTATCGAGATTTGGAATACCAAGGCATCGTGCAAGATTTCGATGGCTACAAAAAGTCGCTCATTGTCGAGCTAGATGAAACCAACAAGCAGCGCGTCAACTACCAAGATTCACCGCAGTTCGTGAACGGTTTGATTATCGTTGCAGGCAAAATTCAATTTAGGAAGTAAGTCATGGGAACAAAAATTACTAGCCGTGCTGTCCTTAACGCAGGCTCATTAGGGCGCCTTCCCATCAAAGAAGGGGCGGAATATGGCCTCGGCAACATGAAGCGCGAAACCATAATGGGTGACGATGGACCTTTGGGTTTCTCTGAGCAATTCTCGGATGCGCCTTTTATCAAATGCACCATCATTCACGCTCAAGACACCGATGAGAAAGCCATTGCAGATTTTGTGGGTGAAGACATCACTTTAGAAACGAACACAAACCGCGCTTACACCTTGAAAGGCGCATGGACAGTCGACCCGCTTACGGTTGCGATAAAAGATGGTCAGCTTGAAGTGCTCTTCAACGGTGACGAACTCATCCCGCAGTAAGGAGAAAGAACATGTTATCCATACTGATGAAACGAGAGGCTCAGAAGGCAAAGCCAGAGCCGGTTAAAGCCTTTGAAGCGATCGACAGTGTTGACGCTATGAACGAGTCAACAGTAAGCCAAGCCGTTCGCACCGCTTTTGCTGATAGGCCCTGGGAAGAAACGCAACTCGTGTTTAAGCAAGACCAAAGCTACTTGCGCACCTTGTCGGGTTCGAAAGAGAAAGATCCGTACAAGCAAGAGCTCATTAACAAGTACCGACCATTGGTTGAAAAGCTACTGGACACTCACAAAGGCGACTACGGCAACCTTGATGTGATGTGGTGCTTTTATATGTGGCACTTTGACCTTGGCCAGTTTGAAGAGATCCACGATGACTTTCGATCGGCCATCGATGGCGGATTAGAAACACCGGCTAATTTCAAAGTGAATGGTCAAACGGGCTTCTGTGACTACGTCTTTAAGTACACGCACAAAGCGCACACTGAAAAGAAAGCGTACAAGCGCGAATACCTGCTTAAAGCCGTCAATGATTTACTGGCGGGTGAGCTTGCTACCAACCCCCCACTCAAAGTGAAAATGTTCCGCCTTGTCGGTGACTGGCACTTTGAAGCAGGCGACAAAGAAAAAGCGCACAACTTGTTTGAGCTAGTGATGAAGCTAGATCCAAACAAAGGCGGTGTGAAGAAAAAACTAGAAGCATTACAAAAGGAGCTTGGCTATGACCAACCCCATTAAAGACGAGTCACAAGTCAAGGTCGCGGAGCTGGCCTCGCCTATTGAAAAAGACGGCAAAGCGCTGACGCATATTGATATCAGCAAGCCACACTCTGGGCATTTGCGCGGGTTGAGCTTAATAGATGTGTGCGGAATGAAGTTTGAAGCAGGACAAACGCTATTGCCTCGAATCTCTTGCTTGAATGAGCGTGACATTATCAATATGCCTCCAGAGAACTGGGCACCATTACTCACGACACTTGCCTCTTTTTTCGTCGCGACGGAATAGTAATAGAGCGAGTTGAAGACTATTACGCAGATATCGCCCTTGTGTTTCATTGGCCCCCAAGCGAAATAGACAAACTCAGCTACGACGATCTATTACTGTTTCGAGAGCTAGCCAGGCAAAGGCACGAACAAACACCACAAGAGAGCGAATAAGCTCTCTTTTTTTGTATCAACAAAAGGCTATCCAGAATGAAAATGAAACTGTCTGTTCTCATGGATATGAAAGATAAAACTTCAGCCGTTCTCAAAGGGATGAGTGGCGAGAGTGACTATTACGCCAAGTCCATCAAAAAGGTACAGAAGACACAGGCTGATGATTCTGCCGCAATGGGGATGATTGACTCGTTAAAAACGTCACGAAAAGCAATGGACAAGAACGCCATTGCTGTTGCTGCAGTCAGCGAAAAGCTTGAGGAGTTAAAAGTAAAAGCAGCAGGCGTTGAATCCCCAAGCGCTGCGCTCACGGAGAAAATCACAAAGCAGCAAGCTAAGCTGAGCAAACTGAACACTGAGCAAGAGGGTTACAAATCCCATTTAGAGAAGCTCGATACCCAGTTAAAAAAGACAGGAGTAAATACAGGGAATCTCGATGATGAGTACGACCGACTGAATCGAAGTTATAAGAAGCACGGTAAGGAAATTGGAAGGCTTAGTAAGCGTTATACCACCTTACAAAGAGTCATGAACCCGATTCAAAAGCTGAACCGTTCAATCAAGTTTCCAAAGGTCGGCGCTGCAGCGGCAGGAAAAGGAGCCGCGCTTTTAAGTGGGTTGAGCTTTGCTGGGTTAGTGACACAAGTGAATGGCGCGGCAGGTGAAATGGACAACCTTGCAAAGACATCGGCGACCCTAACCTTACCTATTGAAGAACTCCAAGCTATGCAGTCCCAAGCTGAACATGCAGGGGTAAGCTCTGACGCACTGTCTAACTCCATGCTTCGTTTTACCAAGCGACTTGGCGTGCTGCAACAAACGGGCTCAGGTGCATTAGGCTCTTACCTCAAGAAGAGTGATAACGCGCTGCATAAAGACTTACAAGGAGCAAAAGACACCAAGCAGGCTTATGAGATGCTCCTTGAAGAGTTCTCTCAGCTTGAAACGCCGCAAGAGCAAATGGCCTTTGCCGATGCGGCCTTTGGACAAGACGGTCGCAAGATGCTGATCATGTTGCGTGAAGGCACCGAAGGATTAACGGCAGCACGAAAAGAACTCAATGCATTGGGTGGCGGTGCGACTGCAGAAGATGCGGCGAAAGCGGAAGCCTACAATGATGCTCTGCAAAAAATAGAAGAAAGCGTTCGCTCTATGAAGTTTGCAGCACTTGCCCCCATCATGGAAAAAGCGACCAAAGCATTCACCCAGTTTTCGGAGAAGTTTAAGAACGTAGCCTGGCGAACCGATTTTATCGAAAAGCTGATCCAAACCGTAGATGGTCTTTATCAAGGCTTTGAACTGCTGGGTAAAGGGCTTATTTGGTTAGCGCAAAACTTTAAAGGGATTCTGGCGACGGTCGCCATTCTAAAAGTGGCGTTGATTGCTTTGAATGCGGCTGTTCTGGCAAACCCCATCGGGCTCATAGTAGCCGCTGTTGCCGCTGCAGTAATCGCCATCACTTATTTAATCGATAAGTTCATTGGCTTAGACAAAGTCATTAAATGGATTGGTGACAGCATTGGTTGGTTGTGGGATAAATTCAAAGCGCTAATCAACAAACTGCCGGATGCACTCATCCCTGATGGGTGGAAAATTCAAACTGATGAAGCTGGTCAAGAAGTTGATAACTTAGCCGCTAAGCTCAATCGTATTGAAGATAAGAGCGCGACGCTTGGCATTACGACCAATGAAACCCAAAACAAAACTGAGCGAACCCAAACCGAGCGGGGATACCACGCTTATCAAGCTGGAGGGGTTCAGCCTATGAAGCAAAGCACAGCTTATAGTCCTCTAGGTAACCAAACCGTGAAAAGCAAATCTGAAGTGTCATTGACCATCAAGTCAGACAAACCAGTCGCAATTGAAAAAGCTAAGAGCGAAAAGGGAACTGACTTGAACTTAGATGTGGGGAATATGGCGACGAGTTTTTGA